CATAGTCAACGGTCTTAAAACCACCCGCCAGACCAACCGCTTCCGGCTTAGCATGCTGAACTTCATCAGCGTCGAAACCAATTTGAGTTTCACCCGGACGGCCCTTGTAATTAAACGCATAAATCGGAAGGCCATCATCCGATTGACCAACCCGGCGCATATTTTCTTTAAGGCGTCGATCCGAAAAGAACGAAGTAGGCTGCGTCGTAGTAGTGGTCGAACCCGAAAGAGCACCAGTACCCATGGCGATGTTGGCAAGAAATTGGGCGATCTGGAAGGGATACCCACGTTCCTGTTGGAACTGATTGTAAAGGGCTTGAAGGCCAGCCTGCTGAGTCTGCTGTTCGGCAGAACCCATTCCAAACAGACCCTGTGCACCTTGAAGAGCCGTCTGCATGGCTCCAGCGCCAAGACCACCCATTTGTTGCCCAGCCTGTAGCATTCGAGCAAGGTTCTGCTGCTGAATTCCCTGCTGACCGGCTGCCGTCTGCACAGCTTGCTGGTACCCCTGCTGATAAATAGGAGCCATCGACTGAGCCATGCCAAGTTCCTGTTGGCGGGCAAGGTTAGCCGCTACAAGGCCCGAACGATCCCCACCAAACGCTCCAGACTTAATGGCGCTACCAGTAGCCCCTTGCATCTGTTCCTGTTGCTGCTGTAGCAACGCTCGATAGGTGGGGTCCGCCACCGCCTGAGTATACGGGTTTTGGTAATACGCAATTTGTTCCTGCGTAAGCGGTCCCACTCCCTGAGCACCACCAGCAGTATACCCAGCCGCCGCCTGATAATAGGGTTGAGACATTCCCTGAATGTTGTACATTTGCTGCATCGCAGCATTTTGTGTTCCAGTAAGGGGAGCCACAAACGCATTAGGGTCAGTGCTATATTTCTGGAATTCCTGCGTGGCTACCTGTTCCGCCCGCTTGTTCACCGCATTATAGCGAGCCATCACTTCGGGCGGAATCTTCACCTGCTGCGTAGTGGTGGCTGTCTTACCGCCCATATTAATGCTCCATTACGGAATTGTGTTCCCCCGTACGCGCTCCGTACAGAAAAAATGCCCCACTAGGCTCACCGAAAATTCGCTGATACATTCGAATCTTACCAGCAGTGCGGGTGTTGGACAATACCCCAATTATCAAGGGAAGTCCAAGTTCGTCCGCTGTCTTTTTGCTGAATTCACAAAGTTTGCGAGCGCGACCACCTTTAGCCGACCGAAACTCTGGATGGACGAATACTGCCTTCTCTTCCAAGACTTTATCGTCACTATACCACATCTTGCCAATTCGAAGGAGAACTACCCCTTCCGGTTCACCGTCTGGCTTACTGATGATTCCAATGATGCCTTCTTCGAGATTCAACGCTGGCCAAATTTCCGCCAACAATTTCTCGGGATTAGGGTTCATGAACCCATTTTCTTCGCAAGCCATCAAGGCAATTTCCATCACCTTGTGGACGTCAGCGGGTGTTCCCACCCTTACAATAAGTTCTTCAGCCATTAGTCCCTCTTTGGCCCCGGTAATTTTTGCAAAGTCTTAACGGTGCGCGCCCGCATTTTCTTTACAAACTCGTCCATGTGCCGGTGTCCGGCGTCCATGTCTCCGTCCCCGAGTTGAAGAACGTCTTCGGGGGAAACTACATACTCTCCACCAGCTGCGACGATTGGGATGCCATTTTCAGCCGATCCACCCGACGCTTTATGAGGCATAGAAATTCCATAAGGAGTTTCTTCCATACCATACGGGGTAGACGGCGACTGATACGGAGCACCGGTCATCCAACTAACGGGCTTTGAGAAAACCTTGTTGGCAAGCTTGAAACCAGCCATAGTGTTGCCTTCACCCATGGCCGAAATAATGTCTGCCGGAATCACATATGACCCCGACGGAACATTCATTTTCAAGTGGTCGGTTCTACCAGCCACGACGCTGTGGATCGGACCAGTATGAAGTTTTGGGCTACGGGGACCAGACACAGATTTGGTCATAGTCCCGCCAAGAGCTTTGTGGGCCACATTCATCGCGGCAGCCACTGCCTGATTCTGGGGGTATCCAGCACTCCGCATTTCTCGAATGTTACGAAAAGTGGTTTTCGGATCGTTACCCTTAGTCAATGGCATTTCCGCGCTCCTAATACATTTATAACATTTCGCTACCCTAGCGAATAAGTTACATTAATTTGCTGACCAGTTCCGGGTTTGATCACCAGACCAGTGGTGAACACCAAATTAGCCGAATACACGCCGATAGTCTGGGGGACGGCACACAACGCGTTGGTGGAAGCAACGCCCGCGACCGTCTGAGAATTACTAATGGTTCCATTGGCGGTTCCAGACGCTACAACGGAAAAGTTTACCAAATACCCTTTTCCAGTGACCACCAACGTGTCGGTTGAAACCGTGGACGAAGTAACGGTTCCTTGACCCTTTTGGAGGGTCTGGGTAAGGCCGTTGATGGCGACTACACCATTCTTTTGGGTAGTAAGGATGTCGTCTAGACTAGCCATTAATATTTTCCATCTGATTGAACGCGGTATCGAATGTTTCCGAGACGCCAAAACGAACCAATGTCGTCGCTTTCAACCCGGATAGACACCAATCGTCCGCGAAACCTTGGAGATACAAATTCAGTGCTTTTAGTCAGCGTATACGGACCATACACCAGCGGGTTTTTACCAGCATAATCCGCAACATAAAAAGTGATCCTAACGTTGGCATTAGGATTGGGATCGCCGTAATAGCCCCATTTCATATCCGGCCAAATTTGATCGACGAACATCTTAACGTCTGCTTCCGTCATGGCGAAATAACCAGTCTGGAAATAAGACACCATGGGAACGTCGTCGGCGTCAGTAGACGTCTCGTGTTGATAGATATACTGATTGGGAGCCGCACCCATCGGCGGTCCCAGAACCGACTCATTAATCCACGCCGTGCGGGAAAGAACGCCATAATCCCACTGGCCAAGAATCACATTATACTTAACATACCGGTCGACTTCCCCGCCACCCCCGAGTGAAGGATAATACCACGAAATTTCACCGAAACGAGAATTCGGAGCAATTCGAATTTTTTCCGAGTTGCTGTGATCCAAGTTCTGAAAAATTACGTCCCATACCGGGCAAGGAATAATTTCAACACCTGAACCAGACAAACGGAAAAACTGGCTTTGGCCCATCCAATAGACGACGCCATTCATTGAACCAGCGGCTTTTCTACCAACCAACCCGCAACCAGTGCCGATTTCATTAAATTGGTAAACATAAGGGGGACCGACATATTGCATGGCCCATATGCCAAGGTCCGTCCAAATAAGACCCTGTTGTGGACCTTGAATGCACTGGACGATTCGGGAACCCTTGGGGATTCGATAGGAACCGGCTTGGTTAGTGATAAGCGCGTTCCACTGCGAATAATTGTTTACCTCGCACCAACGAATCAACAGTGGATCTTGAACGCCAGTGAAGGTCGAACCCCATGCCACGATTTGGCGCTGAGGCATAGCCACAAACATTCCGGCGTTAACCGGGGGTGATTGTGAGATGGCAAGCGCGGTGACGTCGCCAGCAGTTGGATTCCACGCGTAAATGGTGCCGTTGAGGGGGCAAGAAACAAGAACTTCGCCCCAATTGTCTAGCGTCCAATCGGCAGCGGTGATAGGCGTTCCCGACGAACCAGTCGGAGCAACGCCCGCTCCGAAACCACCTTTGCCAAACCCACCAACACCAAAACCGGTACCGGCTGGAGTTGGACCGACACCATTATAATACAAGTAATTGGCTTTTCCGGAATTTTCGTAAACTGAATAAGTTCCGTTAATGGTTCCACCCGAAACGTAAGCATCAGTAGTAGTACTAGCAAAACTAACCGAACCGAAGGTGGACGCGGTCACGGTGAAGGTTCCATTGTAACCACTAGGAACGACCCCGCTGATGGTTACGCTAGAACCAACGGAAAATTTTATGCTGGAACTATGGGTGATAGTCACCACGGTCCCCGTGCCCGAAGCCCCCGTGACGGGGATGGTGGATGCCGTGGTGTTAGCGGAAATCACAAAAGAATTGGCATCAATGATTTGGTTTACGATATAATTTCCATAAAGGGTGATGCCACCAAAATAAGTAGCCACTAGCACCGGAAACGTGCTACCAATCAACAAACCATGATTGTTAAGAGTGACAATTACTGAATCACCACCTGTTGTGGCGGTGAACAACGATACTGCACCACCATTGGTGACGCTGGAAGTAGCGACATAAGGCTCATTTAGAACGGTTAATGGAAAAATGTTATAAGTGTTCGCTCCCAGCGGGTAACACTGGTATTGACCGAACAAAACAATGCCGCCAACGCTGATCTGGGTTCGAATATATACCGAATCGTACGCATCAACGTTTCTACCGGCATCGGTGATGGTAACGGTATTGGTGCCAGCCGCCGTAGTGGCCGAAACTGTAACGTTTACGTTGGTTTTCTGAGGAGTAATGTCGGAATTCGCGCCAGAATTAATAACTTGAAGAGCACCGCTAGGGGTAGCGTCAACTCCTTCAGCGCCTACCGCCAAATACGAATTAGCGTTGGTGTCTTCCCACGCCCACAGCGACCTTATTACCGAACCAAGGGTATTTGGAAAAAATTTGGTCCACCCACCAAGCTTTTGTACCAAACCACCAAGAGTGCGATCCGGAATGAAACGCACAAGTTGGCTAGTAGACACAGCAGCTTCATTAAGAGCTTCTGTCTTATTGGCATCAACTCCCGGAATGAGTTTAAATGCTGCATGCGGCATTGAACCTTACCGAGTTGGAGTAGCAGTGACTGACTGGCCTTGAGAACTCCAAGCAGCCGCTTCGAATTTCTTGCGGTTTTCTTCGGCCATGGCGCTCTTAAGAAGAGTCTGGTATTGGCTTTCGTACGTAATCGCCATAGACGGATCGTCGTTTGCGCGACCAAAATTTCTCTGGTATGCCGAAATGTACACCATGCTAGCCATGATCATGATTTCGGGCATGTACAAACTAATGAAAGTGGTGCCGAGTTGGGGACTCGATAACCCCGGCGCGGTAGAAGTGGGAGACAGGCTATCCGGCCTATATGTCCCAATAATTTCGCACGTGTACGAAGAATTAGGGTATGGCCCTACCAGAAACGTATAATCGTCAAATGGGGCGAAATACTTGGGCTGACCCGTTGCTTGGGAATTGCCATAAACAGCGTCTAGAAATTCCTTGGTGGTGGCCAACAAAGGAACTCGAACCCCAAGGTCCGGATTAGACGTACCCGCAGGAGTGATCAGATTAATCTGTTCCGGGACCACCATAATGTCGCCGGGAACGGTAATCGAACGACTGCCTTGCGTCAAACCGTAATTGATGGTGGCGACAGACGTAAACAGAAAGTCCAAATCGCGATAAATTCGATTTTCGGCATACGTGATCATCGACGGAAGAATAGACACAAAATTCGGATCATCTTCCGCGACAACCGCCATCAACGCCATTTGCGTCTTATATTGAGAATAAGTAAGACCGGTGGTCATGATGGTGCCTCTAGAAATGCCAAGTATTCTAACACAGAAGTGTTATGAACACCAGCCACTTCTT